ATAAAGTCCACCTTCTCGCCGAGGGTGGTATCCTCAAAGACGGTAAAGCCTGCCACGCGGCCCACCGCGCCGGTCTGCACCACGGCGTCGCCCAGAGCAGACGCCTTGATGAACTCCGGGCTCTTCAGCAGCAGGGCATAGGTCTCAGGGGAGACCAGCAGCCAACGGCCATCCGTGGGCACATGGGTCTCGGACAGCTTGGTGCGGGCGTCCACGATGGTGTCATAGATGTTGGCCTTGGTCAGGGCAGCAGTGCTGTCCATGGCGGTGCCGCCGGTTACCAGCTCGGCAGAAGCGTCGGTCTCCATCTGCAGGGCCAGCGAGTAACCGGCGCTGTCCAGACGGTCGGCCACCAGATGGCCGGGCACGCTCTCGGCGTCAAAGCCGTCGATCAGCTCGTTCACAGCCTTGTCCTTGTCGATGTTCACGGTCAGGAAGCTGGTGTCGCCGTGGGTCATAGCGGTGCCGGTCTTCTTGTTGTAGTCGGCCACCGTCACCTCGGTGTCGCGGACAGGCACCTTGACAGCACCGGCCTTGGGGCTGCCTTCGTAACGGTTGTTGCAGATGACGCCGACGCGCTTCACGATGGTGGCGCGCAGCTTTGCATCTACCAGCTCAGAATAACGCTCTCTTGCAATATGGGGCATGAAAAATCATCCTTTCCTTAAATTTTGATGTTGGGGTTCATGGCTTTGAAGGACGCTTCCACCGGGTCCACATCGTCCTCGCCGTGCATCGGGTCGCCGTGCTCAGCACCGGTGGAGTAGGTGCCCGCGTTCTTCTTTTCTCCGTCCTGCACATCGCCAAAGGCCCACGGATTCGCTTTGGCGGCATCGTCCAGCGCCTTGGCAATGTCGGTGCTGCGGTCGGCAGAGCCCTTCAGGGTGTCCAGATCCAGCAAAGCACGCACCGCCTTGACGCTGCGGCCCTTCTTGCTCATGATGGCGGCATTCAGGGCGTTATCGAAGGCAAAGCCCTCGGCCTGCGCCTTCATGTCGGCCTTCAGCTTGGTGACCTGCTCCTGCAGGCCTGCCACGTCCACGCCGTCAAAGGCTTTCAGGCCGTCCTGTGCGGTCTTGAGCTGGGCGTTTGCGTTGTCCAGCTGGGTCTGCAGGGCCGTGGCAGCAGACTTCTCCCGGTTGATGTCTGCGCCGTTCTCCTGCATGATCCAGTTCAGCTGTTCATCGGTGATGCCGGGGATCTTGTTCTTCACGTCTTCACGTTTCATGGGTGGGAACTCCTTTCGTGTGTGAGACCTCAGTTTTTTACACTGTTCTCTGTCAGTATTCGGTCGTGGGCGGGGTACGCGCCGCCCGCCGCATGGCACCGTTTGCAGGGATCGAACCTGCCGCTTCCGGTTTTGGAGACCGGTGCTCTGCCAACATGAGCTAAAACGGCATGAAAAAAGCACGGTGCAAAACTGCATCGTGCTTGATATCGACTAAAATAGGGGTGTTTTAGCCGGTGTTACTTTTTGGGGTACGGGTGCGGCGTGTATTTGTCGTCCTGCGCCTGCTGCACGGCGGATGCAATCATGAAGAACAGCCGGGCACCGTTCAGCAGAACGCTCTCCAGCAGCGCAAGGATCGTCAAAACAACAAGAACCGTAGTAACCATAGTGTACCTCCTGAAAAATTGGCAAAAGAAAACCACCGTCCGGGTGGATGGTGGTTAATCTTTATTGGCAAGAGCTTTGAGGTATTCCCCATACAGACGCTTTTGCTCTGCACGCTCGGCATCAATTTCGGGAGTAGAAATAACCCCTCTGCCGGGGACTGCATGTGTACGCCGATATTCAGCAATGAGCGCATTTTCACGCCGGACGCTTTCCT